CCATACAAGAATATTTAGATAAGAAGGCTTAAGGAGCGACGATGGCTACTATAGAAGATTTTGTTTTACGATTTAAGACAGTTGGTGCTGAAAAGATCAAGCAGGCTGGCGATGCAGTCAGCGGACTCAAAGACGATGTTGCTAACTTTGCTCAAGTAGGCGGACCCTTAGGCAATACTCTAAACGGTATTGTAACTAAACTAGGTCCAGTAGGACTTGCCGCTGGTGTTGCCGCTGCCGCGTTCTCAGCCTTAGGTGGTAGTGCTCTACGATTGGCTGGAGACCTAGAAGACATTGCAGGTGCTACAGGAATTGCCACTGGTAATGTGAATAGTTTTGCTGGTAGTCTTATTGCCGCTGGCGGTAAGATGGAAGACGCTGGGCAGATACTAGGCAAACTAAATCAAAGTATAAATGAAGCCGCAGGCGGTAATGAAAATCTACAGAAAGCATTTCAGAACCTAGGAGTATTTGTTACTGATGCCGCTGGTAAGGTTCGTCCAACAACTGACATCCTAAAAGATATCACAGACAAATTTCAAAGTGGTGAATTAAGTGCGGCACAGTTTAACGCAGCCATTGACATCATGGGCAAAGGTGTTAATAGACTAGAGTTACAAAAACTATCAGCCGCTGATAATCCTGCTATTACAGAAGCAACAAAAAATCTAGACAAGTTTAATGATGAAATTGACAAAGTCTATAAATCAATTAAAGACAATTTAATCTTATCTTTCGGTGCATTAGCCAAGGCTGTAAATGAAGGCGGAATTGGTGCTGGTTTAGCAAAAATTACTGAAGAATTAGGCTATTTGGCGGCGGAAATACTTAACCTTCCAACTGATGCTATCGCAGGCTTCCTAAATTTCTTTGGTGCTGACATTAAGAATCCTGTAGGATTAGGCACACCACTCAAGGCATTGACAGACAAAGCCAAAGAAGATAGATTAAAATTCCAAGCAGAACAAGAACAACTAAGGAAAGCCAAAGCAGACGCTGACAAAGCCTTAAGAGGACCTGCTTCTACTGCTCCTTCTGGACCTGCAGGCGGCGGCTTTGGTAAGACACCTGAAGCAGATCTCAAAGCAGTGGCAGAATATGAAAAGCGTCTTGCTAATACCCGTCCAGACATCCAGCGTCAACAACAATTAAAAGCAAATTCAGAAAGACTAAGTGCTCTGTTGTTGTTCGCTGACAAGCAATCAGCCATTGAAATAAAAGCAGATGCTGACATTGCCGCAATCAACATTAACACAGCCGCTGAAGTAGCCAAAGCCAGAGAACAAATCTTTGCACAAGAGCGTATGACAAATGCACAAAAAGAAGAAGAATACACTCTAAAAAGCACAGAATTAAAACTAAAAGCAGAAGCAGACATTGCCGCTGTCAGAGAGCGTACTACTGAAGCACTGATGCGTGAGCGTGAGCGAATTGAAGACATCATCCGCACTTCTAAGGCTCGTGTTCAAGAAGAAGAAGCAGTTAATGAAGTTCTTGCTAAAAGAAATAAATTTGCCAACGAGAATCTCACTGCCACAGACAAAGAACAAGAGAGAGCACAGCGTCTATTTGATATTGAAGAAGAAAGATTAGAAATACTTCGTCGTATCCGTCAGATCAAAGACTTACCAGAAACAGAAAGACTGGCTCGTGAAAAAGAAATCAATGGTATCTATGATGAAAGACTAGAACAAACCCGAGTCCAGAACGAACAAGATGTTAAAAACAGTCGTGACTTTGCCAAGGGTTGGTCTAAAGCCTATAACACCTATGTTGAAAGTGCAAAAGAAAACTTTGAAACTGCTGGTAGAATCTTTAATAAGATTACACAAGGCATGGAAGATGCAGTTGTTGAGTTTTCAAGAACAGGTAAGTTTGAATTTAAGAGTTTCTTAAACACCATCCTTGAAGAACTATTACGCAGTCAAGTCCGTCAACTTATTGCACAGGTACTAGGTGGCGGTGGTAGAAGTAGTGGCGGTGGCTTCAAGAGTCTAACATCATTGCTGGGCTTTGCCAATGGTGGTATTGTTCCAACAAATGGTCCTGTCATTGTAGGCGAGCGTGGTCCTGAACTATTAGTAGGTGCAAGTGGTAATCGTGTGATTCCAAACAATGCACTCAGCGGTGGTGGTTCAGTAACCTATAACATATCTGCAGTTGATGCTCGCAGTTTCAAAGAGTTAGTTGCCAGTGACCCAAGTTTCATTTACGCTGTCACAGAGCAAGGTAGAAAGACAGTCCCATTTAGTAGGAGATAAAGATGACCACAGCGTTTCAAACAGTTATTGATAATGCGGAAGCAATTAGTTTTAATCGTAGAAAGAAAGTATCACAGACTGTGAGCCGTGATGGCACAGTAAAGTCAACCAGCCTAGGTGGACAGATTTGGGAGTTTGAAGTAAGTCTTCCTAACGGTCCTAGATGGAGTGAATATCGTCCGTTGATTGAGCGTATGGAAGCCTTGGATCGTGTGACAGTTGGTACAATACAAATCAACAACGCTAATCACAGTTGGCTAACAGGCTATCAAGGTAACTTAACCAGTCTAAGCGGCATTGGAGTAACATTCACATCAGGTAATACTGTAACAATCACTTCAGGTGCATCATTAGGCAGTGGTTATAGATTCCGTTCAGGTGACTTAATACAATTAGGCTCAGGCGGATCAGTTTATAGTGTTGTCAGTGATGTTGTCTATAATGGCACAACTATTACATTGAATCGTCCAGTGCGTGAAGCCGCAGGATCATATACATTGATAGTAGGACAGTCAGTGACATGGAGTGTTATCTGCGTTCAGTTTCCTAAGTGGACAGTATTTGCTAGAGATCAAGTAGGCTGGGACGGACCTTTCGTATTCGCGGAGGCTATCTAATGGCTATTGATCTAAGTTCATATCGCTCAATACAAACGAACTTATTTGTCAAGTTAGACATTCCTGGTTATGCAGTATTAACATTCAGTGACTATCACAGAAATTATACCATTGATGGAACAAGTTATACAGGACTAGGACAGTTGTTGGCAGTAGGCAACACTGATGACAATCTTCGTGCTACACCCAGCGAACTTAGCATCAGCATCTCAGGCATTCCAAGTGGCAATGTCTCTGACATAATCAATAATCGTATCAAAGGCAGTGAGTGCAAAGTATATCGTGGCTTCTTTAATGTTGACACAGGTGCATTGTTAAGCATTGCAGGTAACCCCGCAGGTAAGTTTCAAGGTATTGTTTCAAACTATGATGTCAGCGATGATTTAGACATGGGCAGTGACACAGGAACTGTGACATTGACATTGATTGTGACTTCAGTGGTTGAACTACTGCAAAATAAAATCAATGGTAGAAGAACAAATACACAAGACTTTCCCAATGGCGATATGGCTCGTGTTTTACCATTACAGAAGTCTAACTTCAACTTTGGAGCACCACAATGAGTTTCTTAAGTGGCATTGTAAACTTTACCAAGAGTGCTGTTAGTACTCTGTCAGGAAACAGTATTGTTGGCACATTGGCTAAAACAGCCATACTTGGATTTACTCTTAACAAATTAAGCAAGAGTGCAATCAAAGGCAACGACACTGGCACACAAAATATTGATGAAGGTGTTAGACTACAGATAAATCCCAACGCTGATAGCAAGATACCTATATTGTATGGTAGTGCTTTCTTTGGCGGTAACATCTTTGATGCCGTAATGACCAATAGCAATAAAACCATGTGGTATGCTATTGCACTAACAGAAAAGACTGGCACAGTTTATTCATCAAGTACCGCCAGTGCTTATACCCTAAACAATGTCTATTGGAACAATCAACGAATAATTTTTAACGCAGATGGTATTACTGCCAATTATACTGTAGACAAAAGCGGAACAATTGATAGAAATATCAGCGGACAGGTAAGGGTATATTTCTATGCAGGCGGAAGAACTGCTGGACAATTACCAAGTGGCTATGCTGGAACTGCTCCAGGCAATTCAGAAACACTATTTCCAAATTGGACAAGTGGCACACACGCATTAACCAATGTGGTATTTGCTCTTGTTCGTGTTGACTACAATCGTGAAAAGAATATAACTGGCCTAGGAGATATGCTGTTTAATATCAGCAACTCTATGTTTCAGCCAGGCGATGTCATATATGATTATCTAACCAACACCACATATGGTGCAGGTATTACCGCAGGTGATATCTTAACTGCTGATGTCACTGCCCTTAACACTTATTCTGTGGCTGGTGTTGCCTATGCTGATCAAGGCACTGGTGCTGAAACACTGGCGGATCGTTATCAAATCAATGGATTGCTTGATAGTAAAAATCCAGTATTAGAAAATGCAGAAGCAATTCTAAATGCCACAGCCAGTTGGTTAAGTTACGACACACATGAAGGCAAGTGGGGCATTGTTATCAACAAAGCAGACACCAGCATTGCCAGTTTTGATGATTCAAATATCATAGGCAGTATCAGTCTTGGTGGCACTGGCCTACAGGATTTATATAATAGTGTTAAGGTGCAGTTTCCACATAGAGAACTTCGTGATAGTGCGGACTTCTATAATATAGCAGTACCAACATCTAGCATACCTGCAGACTGGACACCATTCAGTCGCAACACCAACGAAGAAAATAACACTCTTGAAATAACCTACGACATCATTAATGAGCCCATCCAGGCACAGATGTTGGGATTGATTGAACTTAAACAAAGTCGCATTGATAAAATTATACAGTTCCAAACAGACTTTAGTTATTACAATATCAAAGCAGGTGATATCGTAGATGTAACCAACACACGATTTGGATTTAGTTCTAAACTGTTTAGAGTAATGAGTGTCACTGAAGTCCAAGACGACGGTGGTGCACTACAAATGAGCATCACGGCATTAGAATATGATGTCAATGTTTATTCAATTGCTGACTTATACCGTTTCACTCGCAGTGATGTAGATGGCATCATCCCATTGGGTGCCATTGGCACACCTGGAACACCTACAGTTACCAAAGTTGAATTAGATGCTCGTCCTAGAGTTAATATTACTACCACAGCACCAACAGGATTAGTTGAAGGCATGGAATATTGGCTTACCACTGATGTAGCATTAGCCGAAGAAAATCGTAGTTATACTCTGATAGCCACCAAGAAACCAGTAGGTGGTGGTGTTTACACATCAGGTACCGCAGTGGTATTAGACTACGACAATCTTGGCACAACCAACTTCTTTGTTAAGACTCGTGGCTTCAATACCAATACCGTAGGCCCATTTAGCACACCAAGCGGATTAGTTGAGTTTGCACCAGTGCAGACTACCAACGCCATTGATGCTAACACACAGGCATTTGATTCCACAGGCGGACTGCTAGGTGCATTGGCATTAATAGAATTATTAGGTAAGTTAAGTGATTTGTTTGGAGCCGGTGACATTGGTAAAAGTATCTTTGATAAGATATTTGAAACATTTGAAGATGTCACAGGTATTGACCTAGTAGGCGATGCAGCCGCAGGTGACTTGGTTGTTGCCAGTAATCTATCCGTTAAGGCAGATGGAGTAAGTCTTGGTGCTACCACTGCCAGCATAGACTTTATTGGTCCTATAAAAGCACAAGGCACCAGTACTCTTACAGTTAAACTAAAAGACGGTACTGCCAACAAAGACATCCTGGCATGGAATTCCGCTACCAGCAAATGGGAAACAATTAGTGGTTGTATTGATTGTGAATTTCCAGCACCAGTAGAACCACCTGCACCAGCGACTCCTTGTAGTCTTACGGTATCAAGCACATTGCCTGCAAACAACTTTGGTGGTGTTAGTAGTCTATGCACTACTACTTCTACAGTTCCGTTTACCGGAAGTTATTTCATTAAGTTTGCCATTACTAGAGGCACATTAGAAGGTGGTGCATCAGACACCAGTCTTTCTACAGAATTTACAGCCCCATTGGTTAAAGGCACAGGCAGTTTCAAACTCTACGGCACTGATGGTAAGTTAGAAGATACCAAGGCCATTGCTGCCTGTATTGTTCACGGTGATGTCATTGAGATTCCATTCTCTAGCAGAGCACCAGGCAAAGACTATTATATTATTTGGGATGAAGGTATTGTAACTTCTTGTACCTGCGAAAACGCCGCAGTTGATAATGCTACTACTTGGGCATTTACCACAAGTATTGCTCCTGTGGATTCTTATCGCTCAACTGCATTAAGTCCAGTAAGTATTCCTGCACCAAGTGCTAATTCTGCCAGTGATGCTAGAAATCCTGCAGACACATTGGCGGTAGACTTTACTAAGATACCTGGCTCAACAGTTTGTTCTAATGCACAAAAAATAATATTAACATTCACGCAAAAGGTCAAGAAAGGATCAGGCTTTATTACTCTTAAAGACACAGCCACAGGCAGCACCATATCAACCTTTGCTGTTAGTGCATCAACTATCGCACAAGTAGGCAATAATTGGACCGTGGACTTTGGCACAATCACATCTATAGATGAAGGTGTATCTTATGATTTAATTGCACCAAGAGGTTTGCTACTAACAGACAATCCTGTAACAACCACTGTGGTCTGCGACAAGTCAACTACTACTCCTGCATTACCAGACAGACCTTCTAGAGCAAAATCTTGGAGTTTCATTACTGGTGCTCCGTTAGTGATAACCAATGTTGAAGTCTGCACAACCCCTACAGGTAAAGCCACACTGACATCAAACATCAAGATTACATTTAACAAGACTATCAGCAAGGGCACTGGAGACATTATTATTAATGATGGCGGTTTCTTTGGCACAGTTCAAAAGATTGATATCAACGGAACCTATGCCGCTAAGAAATATGCTACCATATCTGGTGTAAATTCTAATATCTTAACTATCAATCCAACCAAGGCATTTACACCAAACACTAATTATCATATTACTATGGTTAGTGGTGTGCTAAGAGATACTGCCTGTGATGTTCCATTTGATGGTGTTAGTGATACCACAACCATTAGTTGGAAGACTGATGGTGCAGAACCTACTGCCCCGCAGGCATTGAATTTTGGCAGCGTCCGTTTTGATTTAGAGTATGATAGACCAATTACTTTAGGTAGTGGTAAGATGAATGTAGTGGCTGCTAACGGAACATTGCTAACCCAGATTAGCCCATTGGACCTAGCAGTTCAAATAAAATACAATGAACGATTCTAAGGATTAAAAGATGGCTATACTTTCAGCAAGTGCAAAATTATATACAGGTATTAGATGTTTCTGCGTAGATAAAAATATATCTGCCGCACTAACAGCATCATTTAGTCTTGGAAATAGAAATAGACCCGCATCAGGCGGTGATACTGTCTTTGCTAATGTATTGGCCTTTAAATTACGCAGAGCCATTGCTGATTTGGTTGTAACACCTTCTGTGTCATTAACTAATGAAAGACTAAAAACATTTGGTGGTGGTAATAATGTTATTACACCTGGTGCTTCAAGAGTCATTGACAATACCAACAATTGGCGAGTCACAGCCAGTGTAGTCTGCAAGTT